AAAAACAAAAATATAAATGATCCAAATAGTAAAATATTTGTAGCTATATATAGCAATATTTTTTTTATTATTTTTTTTGTTCTTTTCTTCATTGTTTTTTCCTCCTCTCTTTTAACTATAATTATTATACTATATTTTAAAAAGTTTGTCAACAGTTTTTACAAAAGTTTTTTATTTTTTTTACTATTTTTTTTTGTGATATGATCCGTTCCGCTTCTTTTGTTTTGGTATAATGTTTTTGCTTTTGCATTGTATAATCATTTTATTTTTTATTATCTTATCACACACACCAAAAAACAAAAAAATAAAACACCACCCGCCCCCTATACCAGAAAAACCGCAGCAACCCGTCATCATCCCCTCACGCACCCAACAAATTCCGCAAATGCCACCACTTTTTATTTTAAAAGTAGACTTGACAATGCCACCACGAAATGATAAAGTATAAAGCGAAGGAGGAAGAAGATGGATATAAGGATAATAAATAGAGATGGGGAGTTAATAAATGTAAGTAGACTAAGCTTAAAAGTAATAGGTCGTAGTTTAATTGGGATAGATGAGGAAAAGAATGTGGTAAATGTAGAGAGTTATGGGAGTGAGGAAGAAGCGAAAAAAGTGTTAAAGAAAGTGATATACATTATATGGGCGAAGCATAGTGAGTGTGATAATAATGCGGTAATAATAGACCTAAATGGAAGAAGAATAAAAGGAGAGGAAGAAGGAAATGGAGAATCCAAATAATGTAAAGAGGAGTATAAGGATACCGATAGGGTTGCATGAGGAGTTAGAGATGATAGCGAGAGCGAAGGGGATAAGTGTGAACAAATTAATATTAGAGATATTAAGGAGTGGGATGAAATGATAATATTAAAGTGGATAGTGGGGATAATAATAGGGTTAGCGATAGTGATATGTTTACAAGATTGGAAGGAAGGTAAAGATGACATATTTAATTTTTGTGTAGTAATAACACTATTGTTAATTGAGTTAGTAATAATAAAGGGGTGAGAGAAATTGGAGTTAGCAGAATACGAGAGAATAGAGGCTGAAATAAAGAAGATAAGGTACAATTTAGATGTAACGGAGATGGAGATAGGAAAAAGGTTACTATTATTAAATTTATTGAGATATGATTTGTCTCTAATTGAAGATAGGGATAAAGTTGAGAAAGTGAAGTACAATTATGAGAGTAAGAAGTTAGAATATAGTGAAAGCATAGAGATAGGAATAGCGATAAGTTTAAAGATAAATGAAGTAATAAGGGAAGAAACAGAGTTAAGTAGGCAGCAAGAGTTATACAAATGTATGCAAGAGGTATATTATTATTTAGCGAGGTATTTATTTGAGTACTATTTGCCAGCAATGGAATTTGGGATACCGCCAGAGAAGCAGTTTATAGCACCAAGAACGAGTGTGTTAAACAGAATAGCGAAAGAGATGACGAAGTTTTATTATAGGACAGATAGACCGATAATGACACTAAGTATGCCACAAGGAACAGGGAAGACGGAAGTATCGAAGAGGTTTATGAGTTGGGCTATAGGAAAGAATCCAGAATTACCCAATATGATGATTTCATATTCGGCTAACATAGCGAAAGACAAATTTTTTAATGGAATAGATGCGTTAGTAAGAGATGATATGGGCAATTATGGAAAGATATTTCCAAAGTTAAGGGAAATATATAGAAGTGCAGAGACGATGAGTTTAGATTATACAAATGAGGAGAACAGGAAGAAGGCACATTCAGAGTACACTTTATATTGTGTAGGGTTTGATGGAAGTATAACAGGTAGAACGAGGGCACATAACATACTATATGCAGATGACCTGATAAAAGATATAGAAGAGGCATCAAATAAAGATATAATGGATAAGAAATGGGTAGAATTTACAGGAACGATAAAAAAGCGTATGCAAGGAAGATGTAAAATGCTAGTGGTAGGAACGATATTTAGTATAAACGACCCATTGTCAAGATTGATACAATATTATCAAGAGAATGAGCCTGAGAGACTGATAGTAATAAGGATACCAGGACTAAATGAAAATGATGAGAGTAATTTCAACTACAAATATGGATTTGCAATAACTACAAAGATGTTTCATGAAGATAGGGATTTAATGGATCCAGTATCATTTAGTTGTTTAATACAGCAAGAGCCAATTGAAAGAGAAGGAATATTGTTTTATGAAAATGAGTTTAAGAAGTTTGATTTAAGTAAATATAAGCAAAAAGAGGGATATGTAAGGACTGTTGCATTTTGTGATGTTGCGTGGGGAGGAGAAGACTATTTGTCAATGCCAATTGTAGATGAGTATGAAGATGGAGATTGTAAGTTGGTTGATTGGTATTTTATAAATAAAGCAGATAAAACGGTAACAAAACCTGCGGTAATACAAAAAATAAAGCAACACAAGATAAGCAGGATGTGTTTTGAGGCTAACAATGGTGGAGATGAATATGCAGATGATATAAAAAGGCAATTAAAAGAAGACAGAGTTGAGTGTTACGTAGAGAGCAAGAAATCACCTACAACAATGTCAAAAACAGATAGGATATTAAATCACCAGGCTGAAATACGAGGAAGTGAGGCATCAAAATATAGATTAGTAATACCAGAGAGAGAAAGTATAAAAGGAAATAAAATGTTTAATGAAGCATTAAATCAAGTGTTTAAATTTAATCAAAGCACGTCAAAAAATGTAAGAAAAAAGCAACATGATGATGCTCCAGATAGTTTGTCGGGATTATTTGCAAACGTATTAGGAGTGAGTGGAAATTATGGCAAGGCAGTAAGCAATATTAGCAGAAAATCATTAGGAATTTAAGTTCAGTTGACTTTTTAAAAAAGTTATGTTAAAATCAAAAATAGGAGAAAATAATGATTGATACAAAGAGAAAAAAAGTTGTATGTCCAAAATGTCATAAATTTATATGCACGATGGAATATAATGCACATCCAAAAGGAGTATATTTTTGGTGTACAAGATGTAAAGAAGAATTTGAAATAAAAGAAAAACAAATATATAGAGCTCATGAAGCCGATGATTAAAAAATCATTGGTTTTTATTTTTTTGAAAAGATGAGGTGAAAAAGTTGGTAGGCAAGGGAAGAAGATTAATAATAGTTGATGAAGAGATAAATCCTAATACAATTATTAATGTTATGAAAATAGCTTGGACAAAACATTTAAGAAACGTAGTAGATATTAATAAACTTATGGATTATTATTTTGGAGACCAAAACCAAGACAATAAAAATAGTACAAGTAATTTTTATGAAAATGACACAGAAAATCAAACAACAATAAATTATGCTAATTCAACAGTAAGAACGATAGTTGGATATACTTATTCACAAGGAGCTCAAATTACACAAAGAAAAGGAAAATATCAAAAAGACATAGAGAAATTAATAGATATAATGAACTATGAAAATTCTGATACAGTAGATAACGAAGTAGGAACAATGGCAAGTATAACTGGTATGGGATATTTTGGAACATTTCCAACAAAAGAATTATATAGTGATTATATGCCAGATTATCCAATTGTACCAATTGCTTTAGATCCAAGAACAACTTTTGTTGTATGTTCTCCTGAACTAGGAAATCCAGTAAAATTATCTGTAACTTATTATAGTTCAAAAGAAAAAAGAAAAACAGTATTTTATTGTTATACAGATAATATGACATATTTAATTGAATGTAAAGGTGAAAATACATTTAATGATAGTGCAATAATAAAAGATATAGATGTAAATCCAATTGGATTAAATCCAATTTCATTAGTAAAAAATAATCAATTTATGCAAGGTGATTTTGAAACTGCAATACAAATAAGTGATGCTTTAAATCAACTAGCAAGTGATAGTTTAAGCGATGTAGAAAATGTAATTAAGAGTTTATTAATAATTATGAATGCAGAATTGACTGATGATGAAGCAGCAAAAGCAAGAAAGAACAGGATATTGCAATTAATGGGACAACCAGGCGTAGAAGTAGATGCGAAGTTTATATATCAACAATTAGATAGTTTAGGAATACAAAATTTACGAGAATATTTTGAAGAAGCATATAAGACAGTAGTTGGTATTCCAGATAGAAAAACTCGTTCAGGTGGCGGAGGAGATACAGGAGATGC